AATCTTGGTTAGGGAGAATATTTACAAAGGATCCAATTGAGCCACCCTTAGTCTTAGTTTTAATCTGATAGGTAGATGTAGTCGGTACAAACGTGTCGTTTTTCGACATTACAATGTTGGCCAAATCAAACTCACCAGTTGTGTTAGCACTTGCTTGAGAAGTATTAGCATTGTACTCTACTCTAGCAACATTATTTGACGATAACGTCATTGTGTAATCTGTGCCAGTAGTAAACTGTGCTTGTTTTAACCTAAAGCACATATCAGATTCTTGCTGCGGAGTCCAGGTTCTAGCATTCTGAGATTTAAACAGTGATCCCAAAGTAGGTTGTACTGTAACTATTCCAGTTCCATCTAATCTTGCTTCCCCTATCGTACAGATGTATGAATTGTACTCTAAGGAATCAGACAAAAGCGTCAACGCATACTCACCTGGTGGTAAGTATACAGGAGCTGGAAATGCAATATTAGTTGCAGTTGGCGTCGATGCATTTACAGTAATGCTACTTGGCTTAACAGAAACCTGGGATCCAGGAATTACTTCATCAGCACTTGGGAACCCATTAACTGTAGGTCTAATTTCAATTCTTAATGGAATATTGTTAGTGTCCTTTGTCGACATAAACACGTCTACAGAAGACAAGAATATTCCATGGGGATTGAACTCATTGAGAATAGAAAACGTCTGACTAATTGGATCGACGCCCCAAGCACAAGTTCCAGTTGCAGAGTTCTGGCCAGTAGCAATCTCAATATTCCTAAGCATTTTTTGAAGTGGGGCAAAGGTAGAAGGGTCGCTGAAATGGGATGGAGAAGTAGGTACACCACCATCCCCACCAGACATAAATGATGTTATCCAATACTTGTAGCCACCAGTGTCAGGAGTTCTATTCAAGTATGTAATATACTTGTTGTACACCAAATTTGCTAGAGCAATGTGATTACTATTAGTATAGTCAAATGGTAAATTACTAGGCGCGCCCACGTTAGACATTTCACGATGAAGCTCCGCGCGCGATACAGGTCTGTCTAAAAAGTCACCTTTTTGAGTGCTAGCATTTTGTTGTGTATTTGTTTTTGTAACCAACTTATATTGTCTTTGCTCTCCCCCAGCAGTATATGTGGCAGATGCAAACGTTGTACTGACCGCCGGGTTAACAAAGTTATCTGATAATAATATATCTACGGTACCAACTGGTATCTGTAAACCGTTGTTAAGAACATTGGACAAATCAGCATTAGGTAAAGCATTTGGGTCAGCAGCATACGCTTCAGATGTGAGTGTTTGTTTGCCATTAGGAACCCAAAAATAACCTGACGTCGATCCAAACTCATCGGTAATAATTTCAGTAGCAGCAGGATTAGTGTTGTACAAAACCTCCTCTACTCTGTTTGAAGTAAACGTACTAGGAGCAGCATGATCACTGATATTTGTACCGGCAAAGAATACAAAAAACTTGGTATTTGGTCTGGCGCCGTCTAGAGTAAAGTTTACTTTTCTGCTTCTCATGTACTCATAGAAAATACTATTGGTAAGTTTTAAGCTATTCTTCTTAACAGTCCTTGATTTAACAGTAGTAGTAACATATGTGGATGAGATAGTATCAAGTGTACCACCGTAGTTAACTCTGTCGCCTTTAGTCCCTCTCAAACGCGTGGGCGCACCACTTTGTGAATTTACCTGCCAGTTACCATATTCAGTACCAACTTTAGACTTCAAATACTTAAAGTGATCTAATTGACCTTGGAAGTTAGTAACAACCGTTGGAGTACTGATATTGTCGATCCAAATATCCTTTTCTGGTGTTACCTTTAACAAACCAGTAAATACTACTACCTGGAATGGATTGACATTAATAGTTCCAGTAGCTGTAGTTTGAGACGCGTAATTAATTTCGCTATATGGTATAGTTACCACGTCATTGTTTTTAACTAATGTAGCTCCTGCATCTGCAACTAACGGAGTGGAGTCACTAGTAAATCTCGGCCTAAGAATTTGATTTTGTCTATCAATTGATACTTTATAATTGGTATCAAAAACATTTCCTACACTATGACCTGTAAAATCATCTACGACAAATCCATTTTTGTATCTTGCTTCACCGTTATCGTCTAAGAACTGAGTACTAGCTACTTGTGTTTCAAGTAGATTCAGAGATGTGTAGTATTCCAAATTCTCAATTCGAGTCTCTAGAGCACCAATGTCACGCATTGTGTATCTTCGATTGTCGACAACTTCTACTTTGAGATCGGTTTCATCATATGTGTAAGGATTTACTGCTATTGTTGCCAATAGCATTGTGTCTCCAGAAGTAGATGGCACTGGGGGATAATTTAGTGCAGAAGCGCCAGAGGTTACAATGAAGCTACCGTTCTCATCCAAAGAAATCTTATGTACAACTTTCTTATAGTAGCTATAGTCAGCTTCTACTTCAAAAGTTTGAGAATCTACAATCTGGTGATTGTCGAATATCTTCGAAGAGCTATAAATGTTTGAACTAGTATTGGATGACCTAGTTGGTCTAAAGTCCAACACATCTCTAAGATGAATCTCTTCACCCTTACTGTTGCGATAGGTTGGGATCAGATTGTAGTTAGGATAGCTCTTATCTGAGAAGTAACCCAAACCACCACCGTGCGAATAGTAATCAAAGTCTACAAGGAGATAGTTACTGTTTGCAGTGTACCCTGGCTTCAACTCAATAGTAGCGTGATCATAAAAGTTATCCCTCTGCCCACCATTAAAGGTAAACTTATCGGTTACTATGCTTACGTTTGAAGCATATCGAGCAGTATTGGCAGATACAAATGTAGAGTTACCTTCGTAAACAGCATTCAATTTGATGCCGTCAGCATATCCAAGAGACAGTTTGGTGCCGTTAACTGGATACCCACTAGCAAATGTTTTAGTCGTTCCACTTTGTCTAGTCTTAGCTCGTCGTGTGTCTGCAGTAACGTCAATTGCTGCATAAATATCAGCTGTTCCGTTAAATGAACCTTCGTCAACATTAATGGTAGCAGAAGCTGGGTTACCCGGCGTAGGTGTTGGTACCGTCACTGAACGAGACCCGGCAGTCATATCTACGTTCTGACCAGTAGAAATAGTACCTGCACCACCAGACTTAACTACTACAATAAAGTTTTCGTTAGCAAGGTCACCTGTACCTGAAGAGAATCTTTCTGATCCACTCAATGTCTGGATAGTAGCTGAACCACTAGAGAAAGACACTGATGCAAACTTACGCTTAAACTTGTAATCAACATTAACTGTGTTGGCAATGTTAACATGAGGCATTGCGAACAGACTAGTGTTGTAATCTTTGTCAGTTAGCTTGACACTTCTAAATGTTATTGTGCTTGCTGTGTTCGATACCGCCGCTTGATTTGACAAGGTCACAGTATCAAAACTAATAGCAGTTACAATAGTATTTGCTGCAAAAGCATCATTTTCAATTACTTGCCCGACCTTTACACCAGCAATACCACTAGTCAAGTCTACAGTAGCGCTGCCAGAAGTAATATTACCTGTTTTATTAAATGTGGTAATACTATCTGAGTGAACTGCGGCAAAAGCTGTATAACTAGAATGCGTACCCTTGATAACGCTAGCAATATTGTTGAATACCTTATTGTCAGATGCACTGACGTCAATATCATATAGGAACAGCTTGTACTTTCTTTGATCACTTGATCCAGAAAGGTATTCTATATTCCTTATATGAGCCTCTCCTATCTTGGTAGTAGATGTTGGAGATGTGCTAGAGTGTAGTTCTACCCTATCATTAAAGCCAAACAGACCAGTAGTAAACGTATTAGCTACAATGTAGTTACCGTAGTAGGCTGTAATAGTTTGTTCAGCAACTGAATCTGTTGCTCGTGATTTGGGAAACGCTACAGCCTGTACGCCTGGATTGTTAATTCTATAACCTTTAACATAAGCAGTACCTGGTGTAAAGTTTGCTACGAGGTTGGCTGTACTAGCGCTAGTATTGGCTATGGTCATCTGGAAGCCATCTACAACATAGTGGCCAGACTCTTCGTATGTTCTTTGTGCTAGTACATCACCAAGCCTATTATAATCTGGATCAGGTCTTTTCCTAGCAAACGTGCCGTTCAAGACTCTTGCTACTTCGAAGTAGTTGTTTGATGATATAGGTGGCCCAGAAATGTCATTTATTGATTTGGTCGTAAGAGTAAGATTAACTTTTAATCTATCTGCACCTGGTGCGGCATAATTATATGATCCCCTTGCTGGATCTGTAAGGGTAGTATCATCGTCTGAGCTAACTAAAGTTTCAGTTGAAGTAAATCCAATACTAACTTGGTGAGCAGTATTGGCTGCTACTGCAACAGTCTGCTTATCTGCTCTGATAAACAAGCCCTTGTGGTAGTATACTGATTCATCTATGGCGTACAGATAACCAAGTGTAACTGGTAGCTTAGCAGCACTTCCATCAGCTGTACTAATTACTTGAGCAACTCCACTGTTAGAGAAAAACAAACCAGTATTGCTATTAATAAAAGACGAACTAAAATCTATTATTTCATTGTTAGCTAATTGTGTAGTAAAGGAGCCCTGCGCTGTTGTGTTAGCATCTTGAATATATTGAGCAAATACCAAGTTAAATTCACCACCAGCGGCCGCTTGTACTTTTTTTACCTTAAATACTTTTTCTGACGTTCTAGTTCTTGCATACTTGTCCTCAAACGAGCTAACGTCAATTGCTGATCCAGCATATGTAGATTTTAATCTAAACACGGTGACTTGATCAAGTACTTCACTAGTACCTGTAACTTCAGATCCATCCTTAAAGATGTGGTTTCCAAATCTATGGATTTGGTTTTGCAAAATAGTTTGCTGCTGAGTCAATTCCCTAGCTTGTACAGCAAATCCTGGACGATACAAGATACGATGAAAGTTTTTAGTTTGATCGTAATCGTCGTAGTATGGATCTACGTTAAAGTTAGTAGTCAAGTTATTGTTAGCATTTGCCATAGTTGTTTCTCTTTATCAAAACTTAACTGTAATAGTAAAGTTTTCTGTTTGATCTACGTCTCTTTCTATCGGTGCTTGAGTTACCTTGTACAACATCCTACCACTAAATGGAACCAAGTCTGGCTGCTGTACACTTTGCAATACTGCAGTTACTCCTGACGTGTTTGCCGTCAAATTCTCTGACGAGGAAAAAGATCCCGAAGGGTACGTCAAATGGATTACTCCAGCGGTACCTGCTAGGTTAGTATTTGCAAAGTAAATTACTCTACCTTTTGCACCAGATGTATCACCGCTAACAAATTCATCCTGTGTAAGCGTTCCTGATAACGAATTAACGGTTAGTCTTAAAGACTGCGCATATCTATCATCACTTGCAACTCCTCCAGTCGACCTTATCTTAGGATCCTTCAATAACCCATAAATTCTAAACTGGTTGTTAGCAGCAAAAAATCCAGACTCACTTCCGTCTACCTCTACGTTTAAGGTTACGTTTTGAGCAAACAATTCATTCTCGGGATCAGATCCATGGCCACCTACATCTGGTAGATATGCAACAGCTGTAGCACCAGATCCATATGATGGGTTAGCAGTAATCAAAACCCTAGCTCTAGAATAGCTTGTACCATCGTTTACCGATGTAATCCTGGTAATAGCACCGTTTTGTACGTTAGCGTACGCTTCAGCTCCGTTTCCATCTCCTACTATATTTATCCGCGGTCCAATGTGATATGTACTAGATGTATTGGGTGATACTGCAAAAGCTGAATTAACTGTAAGCAGCTTAGTAGTAGCATTGTAACCTGAGATAATTCTTAACTGTCCTGCACCTAAACCGCTTGAGATGAAAACTGTAGAGCCATTGTATACACTGTCGGTACCACTACCGGTATTTGCAATAGTAAGTTGAGTAGTGCTAGTTACGCCGGTAACAGTACCCTTGTTTTCAAGATAGCCACTTCCACCAGAAGTTACCTCATAGATTGGTACGGAACCGTTTGCAGCCGCTTGTTGAACTGCCCACTGAGCACTACCATCATTAGATGTAAGCGTTTTAACTGGAATATGGTTGACACCTCCAAATCGGTTCATATCAGCTTGGCTGATATCATACATAAACTTCCACTTGTAACCATCGCCAGTAGTAATGACAGATGTAGATTGACCAGTAGGAACAACTGTACTTGGAACACTGTTAGCATTAAACAAGCATTTGTATACTTCATTGTTGCTAGTAATTACATAAAAGTTGCTAGTAGCAAGATTTTCATTGGTATCATCGTACTCGGTGTATACAGTATTAGTTGCCCACAAGTATTTGTTAACAGACATTGTCACATTATTGTTAGAAATCTTCTTGACGGCCGTCATTCCCCTCCACACGTCTCTATCTGAGAATACCGTGTCTTCTAAAGAGGGAGGGCTAGATTCCGATGACCACGGATCAATCCTAGAATAAAACAAATACATTTGAGTAGGATCTGATTCATCAAACCCTTCTTTAAATTGCTTAGCAACATGCACGTTGAATTTTTTGCTAGTAGTAATAGCCATGGTTAAATGTTACCGTCGTAGGTGTATCTGAATACGCCGTTGGACATAGCGCCACCAACAAATTCAGTATTGATTGTGAACGTAGTATTGCTGAATACAGTATTAACTATATATGTTGTGTTACCTGATGTACCTGGTATTCTGTCTTCAATTTCAACTGGTAAGCCACCCTTAAGAACTGTTGAGAATGCAGTGCCGCCATCACCTTGGACAACAAATGGTGTACCAAGGACAACTGGGTCATCCAGATAGTTGGTGATTGGTTGACCGAGATATGTCGTAATAACGTTGTTATTAGATACGTAAATAAATCCATTAGCATTTACGTAAACTTGCGGGCTACCTATCGTTAACGAAGAAGCTATCGATGTTGGCGATAACTGTACAGGTCCTGGAATTACTTCAGTGTTACCAAACGTCAATGTAGACGCTATACTAGGTACACCCTGCTTACCACCAATAAGATCAGTCGATACTACCGATTCAATTTGTAAGCCGGTAAGGTCTGCCACAGTATTAAGATCAACTTGACCAAACAACTTGGTACCAGCTGGATGAATAACATCACTGACAATGTTTCTATACGTCTTGAGAGCTTTCTGTGACTTAATTACATAACTAAACTCTTGGTAGTAATAATTGTCCTGCAATCTTTGATCCCAACTTAAGAAACCTTTTGTACCAGTATAGCTTCCAGCTTGAGTGATAACACCAGATACGACAGGATCTCCTGATGCGTTATTAGCTGTACGGGTAAGATTCTTAATACTAACAGGGAATGTAGAGTTGTAAAGTGAGCCACCATTATCTACAGACACCTCGGTTAACGAACCAGGACGGAACGCTGGAGTTATAACTGCATTTCGTCCTTTAAAGCCGCCGCTTCCATCTGAAATATCAAGTGGCGATATAGTACTGTCAATCGTAGATACAGATGGTAGCTCCTCAACGTAGTTACCAAACACAACTGTAATGTCACTGATTGTGCCTGTAACAACACCCTGCGTACCAAGAGCAGCGCTTAGCGCAGTAGCTGAGTTAGATGATGCAAGGTTTGAGCTGATAACGCCAGAGTTAGAACTGTAAGTAGGACCAAAACCGATTGGAGTATCAGAAAGACCCTGTATGCTGTCTGTAAAGATCTGGATTGTTTCCGTATTCGATATAGCATTTACTGTAACCTGTCCTGTTAGACTACCTTGTGGATTACCACCAGATATTGTAACAGTTGTGTTGCCAACGCTATACCCGCTACCACCATCAGTAATATTAAAAGTTACGCCCTGATCAGTAGTTGTTACTACAGTACCATTAGCGCCCGTTCCTCTATCACTGATAAAAGATACTTTATCACCTACCTGGTGCCCTACACCACCTGCAGTTCCCGTAGTACCAAGAAGCACGTCTACTAGAGGACCAACGCTGTTAACAACCTGCCCGCTGATACCGGTAGTAGTTTCAACAATCTCAAGGTCTTCGAATACACCGGTAACGTCTTTTAGTCTAAGCTGCTTTACTTCAATACCGCTTTCAAATACAGTAAGGACACTAATTACAGTACCCTTAGCACCAGATGAGCGACCAGTAACCTCGAGACCAGTTGAATCATCTAAGTTACCGGTAGTAGGAGCACCTAAACGTATAAGAGTTTGTTCAGTCCATCTACCATCAGACGCCCGCAATATATTTTCGCTAGGTTTATAGATCGATACGTCTTGATTATAAAGGATACGGAATA